GGTATCAGGCTCTATCATTGTGTCAAAAAAAGCATAGTTCCAATCAGATGTATCATGATACCCAAAGGTTTTGTCATGAGGGTCTCCTAAATGTTGATCTGATTTAAATCTGAGATTAGGGTATGCTAACGCCATCTTTTTAAATACGTTTCTTTTAATTAACATAAATCCTGTAGCGCCATCTAATACTTCTATAAATCCTTTTTTTGCCATTACTTTTTTTGGGTTTTTTACGTTTAAATTGTATTGCAAAGATGATGCATGTAATTCATCTTCTTTGATGTTTGGATTTTCCTTTACTCTTCTAATGGCTTTTGTCCAATCAATTACCTTTCGTGGGTACACTCCCGTCACCACATCTTCATCTAAATCTAACATACGAAACACTGACTCAGGATTAAAAGCTAAATCAGCATCAATAAATAAAAGATGCGTATATTCTTTGTTATCCATAAATAATTGCACTAAGGTATTACGAGCCCTTGTTACCAAGGACTCATTGCCAATAGTTCCAAATTGTAATTCTATTTTTTTCTGTGCAGCCAATGCTGTTAATTGCAAACAGCTTTTAAAATAATCTGCTGTAAGCATATTTCCATAACAAGGTGTGCCAATAAAAATTTTAGGAGACACTATAACTCACTGTAAGATATTCTATTTTTTGTACCCAACCTCTAGGTATTGCTATTGCTCCACCTCCATGATTGTCGTCTTTATCTGTACACCATGAACGCATGATAACTATTTTTTCTTTTGTGTTTACAACCATCCAACCTACTTCTTGACATTTAGCCAAAGGGGCTGCTTTTATATCTTTTATTGGAATCCAACCTGTTTCTGTATCTCTAGCGTCTAACCATGTCACGCGAACCATTGGTATGTCTTCAATTTTCATTTTCTTTATAAAAAATATTAAGTGTGTATCTTTCAGAGCTATCTCCAAATGATTGTAGGTCTGAGTGTGGTATCTTTGAACCATTGAAAAACAATCCTCTATTCTCAACAAAACCTATATGTGAGGATAACTTTTCATTATGTAAAAAACCTGTGCCATTATTAAGCAAGGGCTCTCCTTTTACAAATAAAAGAAAATTAGCAACGTTACCTTTATCATCATCAGTATGAAATAAAGGTTCCTTATCATTTTGTCGTAAGTGAGCACTAACAGATATTGGTTCAAGATTTCTATGTGGAAAAAAATATTGTTTGATTAATTTTAACAAAGGATCTTTATGTATACCTGTGTCAAAAGTGTGTCGCATTCCATACAACTGACCTTCAGGGTTTTTTACTTCGTGATATTTTAATTTTGTAACTGTATCTTGTAATGATTTTAATGTAGCTTGATCTAAAAAATCATCAACATACATCACAAACTTTGTGTCTTTGTGGTGTTGCATTAATTATCTAAAAGCTGTGGTTCTTCTTTTTTAATCAAATGTAAGTTAAAAGATACCGATCTTCTCTCTTCATTTGGTGTTCTAAATGGATATACGCCGTGTGCTAACCAGTTTGGAAATAAAAATATATCACCGACTTTTGGTGACTCTTGATGTTTATGTCCACTAAAGGTAGCAGCTTGACCATTAAACCAACATATATCACCTACAGTTGGATAATGATCTTCTTTCGCATACTCTTCTGGTAAACTTTTTGGCACTCGTAAATAACAAACACCAGATAGTTGACCTTCATGAATATGAAAAGGATTGAAGTCTCCAGCCCACTGGCTCACAGACCACATAGATTCGATAACCATTTTACCTACAAACTCTGGCCTAATTGTTTCACTTGCTGGTGGTATAGAAATATAATTCTTAACCATCTCACCAATTAATTGCACCATTGGCATAAACTCTTCTGTATTCATCCAGTCTTGTGGAAAACGAACTTCTTGTTTAACATTACCAGCTAAGTTACTTGAATGATCAAACTCTTTAGATAATTTCTTATCAGTTAACATTTCTGTTGCTTTATCATCAAGCATTTTAGTAATGAAGTCAGGCATTCTGCCTCTCATTATTGTAGGACCAAAAGGTCTAATAGTATCAAACTTTAATACTTGTTCTTGAGGCTTTTTCTTTTTCGCCATATAAACTCCTTTTTCAAATAAATATTGTAATATAGCAATATTTTGCCTATAAATAAATAGATTATTATCTTCAAGTTTATCCGACTTGCCCCCAATATAGAATATTGTTATAACTTAGGAGATTATGTTTAAAAAATTATTTAAAAAAATCAAAGATGTTGCTGGAGATATCGCCCCTTATGCTGGACTTATAGCTTCAGGCTTTGGTTTAGGACCTTTATATTCAACCTTAATAGGTGCTGGAGTTCCTTTAATTGCTGGTCAAGATGCTGGTAAAGCTTTGTCTGGTGGATTAGGTGGATACTTTGGTGGAAAAGCTTTTGGTAGTAGAGCTGGAGGCACATATGTGTCACCCTTAGATTTAATAAAAGGTGGCAAGGTAATGACGGCAGGTGGACCAAAAGGACAAATGCTTAAAGATGCAAGAGGTTTAGTCTTAGATAGATTAAAAGACGCATCTCAATTTTCTAGTTTAAGTGATGACAATCCATTTAAAAATGCTCCTGGCGTATTTGGTGCTTTAGGTTTTGGAGGAGGTCTTGGATTATTTGACAGTGAACCAGTGCCAGATAATGTACGATCAGGTTCAAACTTTGTTTATGATCCAGCTAAAAACACTTTAGATGATATTCAATCACAATTTTTTGCTCAAGCAAAAGACTTTGATAGAATACCTAATCAACCTGGAAGTTTAGAAGATTATCTTAGAAGCATTGGTCTATTAGCTAATGGTGGCAGATCATTTGAGGATGGAGAAAAAACTCGTTACAATGATGTGTTAGGTAGAAATATGACTGAGGAAGAAATGACTACGTATGCTGCTCCTCCACCAGATCCTAAAAATCCAGATGATTTAGAATTAATATTAAACAACATGGTATTTCGTAAATTGAATGATCCTAACAGATTTAATGAACAACGAAAAAGATATAACGACAATGAGGAAATGTTGCGTATGTATAGATTTACTTTAGATCCAGATGAATCAAAAGCAATAGCAATGGAAATTGCAGAAAAAACTGGTGTAACAAGTGACAGCCCTGAATTTGAAAGATATAGAAATATTATTTATGATCAGTCAACCATGATTGGTGGTAAAAATGATAAAGAAAGAAGAAAACTATTTGGTTTATTTGCCGAAGGGGGCATAGCACAACTTGTTGATCCTAATTTAGTAGGTGGGGATAGAATAAATCCTACTGGCGGAAGAATAGTTGGTATGGGTGCGGGTAGAGAAGATTTATTAGATGGTGAAATAGTTGATCCTAACTCTGGTCAAACTCAGGAGATAAGAGTAAGTAATAATGAACACGTAATACCTGAGTATGCTTTATTTGCTATGGGTGGTGGAGATACAGAAAAAGGTCAACAAATGATGGACAATTTAAGAGCAAAAACAAAACCAATGGCTGAACAAATGGGTTATGATTTTCAAGGCGCTGAAGATGGGTCAATGAATTATGCTCCAATTATGGCACAAGATGGAACACAAACTCGCGGACCTAAAATGGATATGAGAAAAATGATACAAAAACTTATGGCTCAAGGTAAATCAATTGAAGAGATTATGGCAATCATTCAAAGACTAAGCACAGGTAGTCAAGCGACTCAACAACCAATGCCAATGATGGCTGCTGATGGTATAGAGACAAATGGTTTAGAAAAAATGAGTAGAAACATGCAAGACGGATCGATGACCGCGGACCCTATGAACATGGCAGGTTTAGGTTCTGTAGTAAAAGGTCTTGAAGATGCACAACAAATGAGTAGGATGATAAGATAATGGCTGAAACACAAGTAATTACTTACGGTAAACCCGAATATATTGAAAAGGCTCAACAAGATCTACTTGCTGCTATCAATCAATACATTACAGATATTCCTAGCCTACCTGAAAAACAAGCTGTTGGTTTATCTGATAGTCAAAAGTTTGCTATTGAACAATTAAAAACTGGACTTGGGCAATTTGATCCAACTCTAAATCAAGCTACAGATGCTTTTACATCAGGTGTTGCAACTGCTGGAGCACCAAGACCTGATTTCTTAACTCAAGGTCAAGGATTTTTAAGCGATGCAGCGACTGCAAAGTTTGATCCTTCTAGTGCTGGCGAGTACATGAATGAATATCAAAAGTTTGTTATTGATGAAATAAACAAACAAGCAGATTTAGCAAAGAAACAAGCAACTGATGCAGCTCAAAAAGCTGGTGCTTTTGGAGGAGATAGAGAAGCTGTTGCATTAGGTCAAATAGAAGATGCACGTTTAGGTCAAGTAGGTAAAGCTTCACAAACAGCAATTGATAGAGCTTTACAATTAGCTCTTGGTAGCTTTGGTCAAGAACAAAAAGCAAAACAGGTTGCGGGTCAATTAGCTCCTTATTATACAAGTGCAGAATCAAAAGCACAAAGTGATGCTGTAAAAAATTTATTAAGTAGTGCTCAAATAGGAGGAGGTTTAGCGAGTTTAGAAAGTAAACTTGGGTTACAAGATATTTCTGCTTTATTGGGTGCTGGTAGTTTAGAACAAGCTGCAATGAAAGAATCTTCAGATACTGAATATCAAAATATTCTTGCGGCACAAAATAGACCTTTACAATTATATGGAGCATACTCTGACGCTATAAGTGGATTACCAAGTAATCAAGGGTATCAAATACAAGAAACTTATGGTTCAACGTCTTCACCTTTTCAAGATATACTAGGTGCTGGAGCTGCTATTCTGGGTGGATCTAATATTTTTAGTAAAGATGGAGGATCAATGAACAAAGGAATAATGGCTCTCAAACATGTCTAATATTAATCAAAATTCAAGGCTATTTGACGACGGAGACGCTACTACATATGCTGGTATGGATTTCAATCAAGGTTTTAAAAATCTTAAATCTAATTTAGGTGATTTTGCTGATGAGGTAAAAGCTATTGGTTCATTTATAACGCAAGATACTCCAGCTGAAAAAGCAGCTTTTATAGAAAATAATTATCAAACTTTTACTTTAGATCAACTTAATGAAGCTGTAGACCAAATGAATTCAGGTATACTTCAATACAATTATCGTAAAGATGACATATTAAGAAATTTACAAGCAAGGATTGCAAATCTTACAAGCTCGGAAATAGTTCCGGGTGCAAAAACTAGCACTAATGCATCTGGTAACAGTTCTCCTGATTCCATAGTTTCTCCTACAAATGCTTCAACAGCAAGTGATTTTGCACCAATAATTACTGACTCTACTCAATATGATTTATCAACGGACAAACAAAAGAAAAAATATGAAGAAGCAAGTAATACTCCTGATGTTGATGAACAAGCTTTTAGCGAGTTTATGTCAGGTAAATTTAAAGGAAATCAAGGAACCAGAGATGCAAGAACTGAACTAGAATTGAAAACATCTTTTAATCAATTACGAAATGATGAAGCTGAAAGAAGTTTTGATTTTTTAAAAAGTCAAGAAGGTAAAATGACTGATGAGGAAAAAAGAAATAGAGTAGCAACTCTTACGGAAGAGTTAAAAGAGTCAATTGGTTACGATGAAAAGTTAGATAAAAATATGCTATTATTTAAATTTGGTGTTGATTTACTTAACGCTAGATCAAATAAAACAAAACCTTTGCCTAAATTTCTTGATGCTGTGGCTCAAGCATTAGCACCTACTTCACAATATATTATGCAACAAAAAGCACAAAAACAAAATGATTTAAAAGAAATTGGTTTGACAGCTTTTAGTTTAGTTAAAGAAGAAGATGATGCAGCGCAAAGAAGATTTGAAGAAGATCCTCGTTTTGCTTCAGCTGTTATGGCAATTGATTATGATGATGCTGGTAATAGATCTGGACAGACTTCATTTTTTAAACCTATTATGACACCTGCTGAAGCTACTTTTTATTCTAATTTTAAATATCCTGAAACAATTGGAGGACAACCTGTACCAAAAGAGTTGGTAGGTAAGCAAATGTTTACTATTACACAAACTCCTGGCGCAACAGATCAAATATATACAAGTGGTTTAGTTGGTAAAGATTTAAAAGCTGCATCTAAACATTTCGAAACTTTACGATTTCTTAAACAAGGATTAGAAAACACGCAACTTGTTTTAGGTATTGGTAATAAATATGCACAACAAGGTAAATCAGTTTATGGTCCTTCTTATAACGTAAGAATATTTTCAAAAACTCTTTCAGAAATTTTAGACGAGTCTTCAAATACTTTTGCAGAATTTTTTGGTCAAGGAGATAAAGCTAAAGCAATAAAAGAAAAGATTGCTGGTAAGTCTAATTTAGATCAACAACAAATTATTTTAAAAGAATTAGGTGTTGATATGGATTATAATCAACTAGTATCAGTAGCTAATGATCAGAAAAATGCTATCATTGATGAAATATATCAAAGTGGTTTAAGTAATGAGGAAAAAGAAGCTGAAGCTGCTAAAGTTGCTCAATACTATGGTCAGTTTCAACAAGATTTAAGAGGTGATCCTGATCTTGATATTATTAAAATTTTAGAAACAACACAAACATTTGCTTTTGCAAGGTACTTACAAGGATCAAACAGACTTTTAAAAGACGTTATTGCACAAGCTAATAGTATCGTTCGTTTAGGTGGGTTTACAAACTCTAATGAAAAAACAATGAATAGATACAAACAATTTCTTGATTACTTTGCAAGAGAATACAATGAAGAATTACAGTTTGTTTTGAATGCTGAAGAATACGAACAACATAAAATTAGAATATCCTCTGATGGTTTATCTTTTGAAGGAGGTTGGAATCCTTTAACAACTGATACAGGTTCACCTAATTCATCAGCTCAAACATCAAATTATTTTACTAATCAAAAGATTGACAAGTTAGATGGACTTGTAGATCCTGAATTATTAGAACAGTTAAGGAATTAAATGCTTACTATACAAGAACTATCAGAGATAAGAGAACAAGCAGTTAAGCAACAATCTGCTCCTCAAATGGCAGATGGCGATGATACATTTCTTTCAAAAGATTCTAAACTACCAACATTTTTAGGATTTACACAAGCTGCTGAAAGTACAACGGGCACAACTAGATATGATCCTGACAGACATAAAATGCCTTTTGATGAATTTAGAAATAGCATGGCCGATATTATTAGAAATGGTTTAGCTCAAGGTAAAACACAAGGTGAAATAATGGAGGCTACAGATCAGTTTCAAAGTTTAGTTGGCTATACCGATGCTGAAATGAATCCTAGATTAATAAGTGGTAAAGAAATTACTTCAGATCAATATAACACAGCAATGGTTAATCCTTTTCCCGCGTTAAAACTTATACTTGGTTTAGGTGGCAGTGTTGGAGGAACAGTAGGTGGTGCTGTAACTGGAGCAAGATTAGGAATGTTTGGTGGTCCAGCAGGAGCCGTAGCTGGTTCTATTGTAGGAGGCACATTAGGATATCTATCTGGCTTAGTTGGTTATGAAAAAATGTTAGATAACTTAAACAGTAAAGGCATGCTTTATACACCTACTTACAATGAGATTGGTGAGTTTTTAGGTTACAATCAAGGTATTGACAGACCTTCTCAAGAAGAATTTAAAAGTTATTTAGCAAAAGAAGCTGCTGTTGACTTAGCATTTGGTACAGCATTTGGTTTCTTTAGACCTGCTGTTAATGCACTTAGACCAATTGGAAGAAAATTATTAGGTGTGGGAAAACAAGAAACAGCATATGCAAGGCAAGTAGAAGAAGCAACAGGTATAGTTCCTTCTATTTCAGACGTTTCTAAATTTGAAATTATGAGAATAATTCCAAACGCACTTGGTAGAATTCCTTTCTTTGGTGGAGGTGTAAAAAGAGCTTTTGGTGAAACACAAAAAAGGTTTATGGATTCAGCGCAAAATGTTTTTTACAATGGTCCATCATTTAATTTAGCTGAACTAGGTCATGATTTATCTAAAGTTAGAGATAGTATTTCTAAAAAAATAATTCAAAATGTTTCAGGAAAGTATGATACGTTTTTTAATACAATAGGTAATAAAACTGTTTTAGATATCAGCGACACAATTAATATTGCAAAAGCACAACTAAAAAGAATAGACGAAATTTCTGCTTTAAACCCAGCAGTAACAAGAACTCCAATGTATGAGCAATTGCAAAGACTTGCTCAATCTCCTCAACAAATGATTAATGGTGAGACTTGGAAAGAAACAAGAACAGCAATTAATGATTTAATTTATCAGTATGGAGCAAAAGGAACAGCACAAACTGGTAACGTGTCTCTTCGTGATGCTCTTTATGAAGTATCTAAAGGATTAGAAAAATCACTTGGTAAATATGCAGATGGGTCTAAAATAGGACCTCAGTTAAAAACTTTATTAAAAGATGCTGATCAAGCTTATTCTGACATGGTGGTATTATTTGGTTCACCAACAGCTAAATCTTTAGGAGCAGATTCTAAATTTGCTTTTCAAGCTTTATTAAAAGCACCGGGAAGTATTGAATCAGATAGATTATTCAATGTAGTATTTAGAGATTTTCAAAGTCCTGATGCTGTTAAAGCAATGAGAAATTTAATGGGTGATGATATGTTTGCAAAAGGAGTTAAAGCAAAACTTCTTTCTACTTTTGAAGATTCTTTTATTTTAGGTAAACAAGATAAACCTGGTATTTTAGATTTTGATTTAAATGTTTTCAAAAATTTTGACAATCTTACTTTCGATGCAAAAAGATTTAAACGTCTTTTAGGTTTAGATCAAATGGGTAAATCATTAGAAGTAAAAGGTTCTGCTTTAGAAGAAGCTTTAAATATTGCTGGTAAAAATATTGAGATACCTGATGCAAAAAAACTTTTAGCATTTGCTAATGCAGCAGATACTTTTTTCAATGGTAAAAATTTAAACATGTCGCAATTCTTAGCAAGAAGAACAATGTTGGGAGGTGCTGGTGCTTTTGCAACTGCTGTCTTACCTATTGCTGGTGCAGCTACAGTTGGAGGTGCTTCAATACCATTGACTCTACTTGGTTTAATTGCATCACGTAAAATGGGTTATTTAATTTCTTCTCCAATGGCACTTGATGCAGCAACAAAAGCAATGGAAGCTAGTGCTAAATCTGCTACAAATATTTTTGTAAGACCTGGATTAAAGAGACCTTTACCAATATCAAATAGATATGCATTAGAAGCTATTGAGACTTTGTACAAACAATTCCCTGAATTACCGAGTGAACTTGATAATGAATTTAACAGATTGCAAGCGCAAACAGATGATAGCGATCCTTTAGCAAAAGATTTATACTTGAAGTCTCAAGAAGAATTAGATAGTTTAGGTACAATGGACGCTGTAGATCAATATTTAGATAAAAGATACCGAGATAAGGGATTAATTGTTCCTCAAATATTTGGCAGTCAAAAAGAAGAACCGCAGTCAATTGCTCCTACAAACTTTGAAATACCCGCAGAAACTGTAAATCCTGAAGGTGGAACAGTTGTAGAAGTAAACACACCACAAAAATTAAACCCACAATCAAGGCTTGCATTAGCTGGAGATGATCCATTGATGCGAGCAATAGCAACGGAGACAGTATAATGCCACATATAGCAGGACATGGAAGAGGAAATGTAGTTGGGCTTTCGCAAAGCAATTCTAGTTACAATCCAGCTCAAGATTTAAATCAAGCGATGATTCAATCAGCACTAAATAGAATAGAACAAACTATAGATTCAAAAAATCAACCTGGAGGTTTATCTACAACTGCATTAAATCCAAATGTTCAATTTGGTAGAGATGGTGAATATAATTATGTTAGAGATAAAATATTAGCAGGCGAACCATTAACTGAAGGGGACAAAGTTTTTGCTAATTTTTATACAGGCAATTTAGGTGGAGCTGGTACAGCATCAGGGTTAACTCAATATTCAGGTGCGATGCAAGATTTTAAAACAGGAAGCCCAGAAGAACAAGCTGCAATGGCGATAAGGTTTCCAAATCCCATAGCAAAAGTAATGGGTGGTGTTATGGATTACATTAGAAATGCAAGTCTTTTTGGAAAGGCAATGGATGCTGCTGATTATGTGGGAGGTCTTTTCACTGGAGATGGTAAAATTGCAAATGCAACTAATGCAGTAAGACAAGGAGCAAAAGATGCAGCAGGAGATTTAAGCACAATGGCTACAGACATTCCAAAAATAGTTGAACAAGACATGGATAAAGCAACAAATGCATTTAGAACTTTTCTTGGAGTTAAGAAAAATAATTCAAACGATATAGCTGAAGCTGCTTTAGGCGAAGTTCCAATGGCTGAGGACAGAATGCAAAGTAATTTAACAAAAGAATTAGATAACTTAAACAGTATGGCAGAAACGATTAATCAAACTGGAGTTACATCTGACGATTACAATCAAATGTATGATTTTCCTATGATAGATTTTTTAAGTGGCACAGGTTTACCTGAACAAGATCGAGTTGGAAAGTTAACAGACTTGGCTGCTAATAATAATAATCTGACTAGAACCTTACAAACATCACAATATACAGACGCAGACATTGCAAATGCAATAGCATTTCCAGGAACTCGTCAAGCTGAAACATTAAGAAAATTAGGAATTATTAAGTGAAAATAAATCCTCTCAATATTACTGCATTAGGTATCGCAACTGTAACTGTGATTTATAGTTATGGCATGCTTTCATCACGGGTAAATGCTAATGAAAGTAAAATAAAAGATTTAGATATGCTTCGCATAGATGCAAGGCTATCTGTTATTGAAGCAAATGTTGTTTCTATAGATGATAAAATTGATCAGTTAATAGATTAATTCTAACCAAGAATTTTCTTTAATTAATTCAAAATATTTCCACGTACAAAACTCATCACTAAAATCACCAAATTCATTTATACGACAATCACGTAAGAACGTTTGATAAGGTGAATGATAAATGTAAAGATAGACACACCCTACAATTGTTAAACAAATTACAGTGATTTTAAATAATTGTAACACTTGATACAGTACCAATATACATCTTTTTTATAAGCTCCTTTTTGCCAGGCTAACATTACATCTTTAATGTAAGTTCTATTGCATCGCTCACAACATTTTTTATTCAATTATGTCTCTTTTCTAATATCTTCTATGCACTCTATAGAAAAACGAAAATATTTATTCATTTCAAATTTTTGCCAATTAGATGCAATCATTTCGCATTGTTCTTTAGGCATTGGTTCTTTTAAAACCATTTGATTGCCTGTATACACCCATGCATTTCCATTAAAGCCCCACAAACTGACTACGAGTATAAATGTTTTTATCATCAAGATAGTCTATACAAGATTTTAGTAATTGAATATCATCTTTTGCTATACCTAGAATAAGATTACACCTGTTACAAAGCATTCCTCGAGGTAAAATATTCGCATTATTTTTAAAATCTTTTTTTGAATATTGATGATCATGATCAATAACCATTTCTTTTTCCCAATCAGGAGCATTCTTTTTGGCTCTAACTGGTGCTTTTTCATAGAATTGTTTGTTACATATTTTGCATTGACACTTTTGATTTATCCACCAATCAGCTACATTTCTGCCCCATAAAGATTGTATTTTACCGTATCTAACCTTTATTCGTCCTGAAATAGTTTTCTTTAAATTTTCTATATATTTTATTTGACCTTTGTTATGAGCTGCACGCCCTTTGTCCGTGTTCCGATATCTTGCCATTCTTTCATTTTTAATCATTTGCCTCCCCCCAATTGTTACCAAGAGCAACATCAACCTTGCTCGGTACTTTTAAATTTACAGAATTTTCCATTATCTCTATTATTTTCTTTTGTTCTTTTTCGGACCCAACAGAAAAATCCAACTCATCATGGATCTGTATCAAGGGGAATAAACCTTCAGCCGCTAAATCTACCATAGATTTTTTTGTTTGGTCAGCTGCTGACCCTTGAATTAATCTGTTGAGAGCCCGAAAAGTACCCGCACGTTTAATCTGATTGAAGCCCGTGCCGTATTCAAGCTCTGCCTCCTCCTTGGGTAGTGGTTTAAAAACACCCCACTCAGTTGGAACATACAAATTGAAACGACATTTTCTTCCCATAATCGTGCGAATAAACCCGTATTTCTCTGCTCTGTTAGTAGCAATATCAATCAATTGTTTTACAAAAGGAACTCTTGAATGATATTTATTAAATAATTGTTTTGCATCACTTAGATCCATGCTTAGTTCACCAGCAAGTTTTTTAATACCCATACCATAAGACAAACCAAGATTTATTGTTTTTGCTGTCTTACGATTTATTTCAGCCATGTCTGCAATCTGTTGGTGAAAATCTGTTTTAGGATCTTGAAAAGCTTCAACAACATCCATTACACCATATAAATTTTTACCATCAACTTTTACACTTGATGCAAAATGTGTCATTATTCTTGGCTCTTGTTGTGAGTAGTCAAATGCTCCCCACTTTTCTTTTTCTTCAGGTAAAAATAAAGATCTTATTATGTTTGATACTTCGGGATTACGTGCTGGCATTTGTTGTAAGTTTGGATTACGCATTGAAATTCTACCAGAAACAGTGCCTCCCATATCATTACGTAACTGATTTATGCTCGCATGTATTCTACCTTTATACGAATGCTTTTTTATTGTTTCTATAAATGTGGTTCTCGCTTTGTTAATTTCACGTAGTTGAACAACGTTTTTTGCAAGATCAGAACTATGATTTGAAAGAAAGTCTTTATCAAATTTAGGCTGACCAGACTTCTCAGTGCGTTCATATGGAATTTTCTTTGCATCAAAAGCTCGACCAATAGCACGCGCATTGAAAGGATCAATTGCGACGCCTGTGTCTTTAAGGATG